TTATTCGTCGCGTCGTAGAGCGTGTTGAACCCGGCGGCGAGCGGGCCGATCATGTTCGCCGTGATCGATGACAGATTCTTTTCGGCGCGCGCGATCGACTCGCCGAAGGCGTCCATCGCGGCGACCGACTCAGCACTCGCGACGTGATTCAGCCGCTTCCACGTCTCGAGCGTCTCCTCGATGCCCTCCGACGCGCCGGCCATCGCGGCGCCGAGCTTGCCGCCGAAGAGTTCCGCCGCGGCCGTGTCGCGCAGACCGCCCTGCAGCGTCGAGAGCCCGTGTTCGATCTTCAGGAACAGCGCCTCGCCTTCGAGCCCCTTCACATCCTGCAGACGCAGGCCCATCAGGTGCAGGCCGCCCGCGACCGACTCATCACCGCCGGCGATCCAGCGACTGAGTTTGTACAGCCCCTTGCCGAGCGCGTCCGCATCGACGCCGAACTCCGACATCGCGCCGGTCAGCGTCTGCAGTTCCTCGACGTTGATGTGCGTCTGCTGACTCAGGTCCGACAGCGCGGACGCATCGTCGAGCACGTCCTTGACGAAGTTGAAGGCGGCGCGCACGGTGAAGACCGCCGCGAACCCGAGCGCCACCTGCTTGAGCGTGCCGACCAGTGAGTCGTGCGCGGTGTCGACACTCTTGGTCGCGTCGGCGATCTTCTGCATGCCGGGCGGCACGTCCTGCCCCATCGCGCGCAGCTTCGCCGCGGCCTCGGTCGCAATCGCGCTGACGCGCGCCAGTTCCTTTTCGGTCAGCTTCGACACGCCGCCGATGCGGTCGACGGCCTCGGTCGCGAGCTGCGCCTGCTGGACGATCTTCACGCCGGAGAGCGAGTCGGTCATCCGCGACAGCTGCGTGCCGACCTTCGCTGAGCCCGTCTCCAGCCCCTTCAGCGACACGTCGGCGTCCGCGCACGCTTTCGTGAACGAGGAGAAATCCGCAAGGAGCAATCCGCTCAGCGGCATCTCAGCTCCCGGCCTCGCGGTTCAGCATCGCGACCAGCACGTCGTAGACGTGGCGCGGCAGCTCGTCGACGTCGGCGTAGGTCCAGCCGTTCATGGCGCGGCAGATGCGGAGGGTGGACTCGATGCGGGCGACGCTGCCCGCGTCGTTTTTTTTCCCGCGATCGCCGCTTCCTCGGCGGCCTCGTGCCGGTCGAGCGCCGCGGTCAGCTCGCGCAGCGTGCCCTTGTCGAGCGAGCGCACAGTGGCCCGGCGCAGCTCGGGATCGCCGTCCAGCTCCCACGCGAGGACCTCGTCGTTGAAGCCGGTCAGCGACCAGCCGAGCACGTACTGGAGGATCTTCGAAAAGGGTTTGCGCGCGACCAGGTCGGTCAGGAGATCGCTGTATTCGCCGGCGTTGAGCTCGCGCTTGACGTCGAGCCAGTCGCCGTCCGACAACGGGAGGCGCACGACGGCCGGCGCGACGACACGACAACGACCCATAGGTTCACATCTCCGGCGGCCCGAGCCGCGCTGTCAGTTGATGCGTGTCGCGGTTCAGCGACTTCGAGAGGATCGGCCAGCGCCACTCGGCTTTGACCTTGGCGCCGGTCCGCGACGTCTTCAAGTGCATGGCGACAAACGTCAGCGGCGTCTGCGCCAGGTTGTACGCGTTGTCGAGCACGACCGTGGCGGTCAGCGACCACTCGCCCCGGCTCGAGCGGGAGACGGTGTAGCCGTTGATCGCCGCGGCCGTGTAGTAGTGCCACTTAATGTGGCCGACGACGCCGGTCAGCACGACGCGCCGCTAGGCTGCGGTCGGCAGCGTCCAGTCGCCCGCGGCGGTGATCGATCCACCAATCGCGACGGCTCCGTTCGCGTCGACCGAGATCTTGCCCGAGAGATTCGCCTTGCCGCCGAAGAACACCAGCTGCGTCAGCGACGACGGCAGCAGCGCCAGGTACGGCTTCACCGTGCCGAGGATGACGTCGAAGATCACGAGCCCGTCGGCCGGGTCGTAGAACCCGCCGTAGCTGCCTTTGATGTCGGGGAGGCCCTCGACATAGATTTGGTTGCTATCCCCGAAGCAGGTGACCTTCACCTGATCGCGCGAGATGTCCAGATCCCACTTGTTGATCGACGCGACGGCGACGGCCGCCGCCCCGCCGATTCCGAGCGGATCCATGCGGACCTGACCGAGACTGCCGTGGAGGCGATCGATAGCTGCCATGACGCTGTTTCCTTTGCTGCGAGAAAGCCGCGGTTCCCGAGGCGCGCGCTACGCGCTCGCGCCGATGATGACGACGTCGTAGGTGACGGGCGTGCCGGCCGCGGCGTTGGTCAGCGTGATGAGATCGCCGCTCGCCGGCGTGACGATGACGCCGGGACCGGTCCCGAACCACGCGAAGCAGAAGCCGGGCGGAATCACGATCCCGTCGGAGACGGCCAAGAACAACGGTACGCCGGTGGCGCCTGCGGGCCGCGAGAGGTTCACGTTGTTGGTGTTGCCGGCGGCCGCTTTGATGATGAGCGCCTTGATGCGGGCGAACGTGATCAGCGCGCCGAACGCGTCGATGAGCACGCCGGCGAGGTCGAGGTCCTCGGTCGCGCTCGCGACCAGCGTGCGCTGATCGGTGAACACGCGATCGGCCTGGCCGGCGGCGACGCCGGTCGCGTACGAGGCGACCGCACTCTCCGCGAACGGGAGGACGACGGAGCCGAGGTCGAGCGGGTTGACGTGCGACCCACTGACCGAGAGCGAGACTTTGGCGGTGAGAGACATGACTGCTCCTGTTGCTGCGTTTACGTGGCGGTCGGCGCCGCCATCAGTTGATACGTGCCGCCGCGGTGTTGCCAGCGAATCGAGGCGTCGACCTCATCGACTTCGGTGTAGCGCATGCGCGTGCGGCGCCGGAGCACCATCACGCCGTAGCCGTCGATCGCGAGCGTCGGCCGCGGGTCCGGCGGTTGCGGGTCGAGCAGCTGATCGAGCCGCGCCGCCGCGGCGCGACTGTTCCGCCCGGTGGCCGTCAGCAGCTCGACGGTCTTGACCGCGTAGAGGACGTCTTCGAACGCGCGGCCCCCGAACATCGGCACGTCGACGGCGTCGGACAGACTGACGATCACGAAGCGCGTTGACGCGCCGCCGTGCACCAGCGACGGCCCGGCCTCCGACCAGAACACGCCATCGGGCAGCAACGTCCGCAGCAGCCCGTCGGCGAGCAGGTAGTCGATGAGCGCCTGATCGATGGCGCTGCTATCCGGCATGACCCGTCACCGTCAGGCCCGCGCGGACCAGGAGATCCGACAGGTCCTGCCACATGCCGCGCCGCTCGCGCGCGACCGTGGACGAGAACAGCGGATTGGGCGGCATCGCGCCGCGGTTCGAGCCGAGCTGGGTGTGCCGGGCCTGCGTGCCGTATTCGAACGGCAGCGCGTGCCGGCTGCGGTTGATGATGATCGCGCGGGCGCCGAACGCATTCGCCCGGTGCAGCACCTCCAGGCGATCGCGCAGATCGCGCGTGCGCGCCGGATAGCCGTCCCGGATCGCCGCGCCCGCGCGGTCGCCGCGGTGCGCGACCAGCTGGCCGCCCTCGCCGGCGAGCGACGCCGGGAGCTCCCGCAGCTGCGCGCGCAGCGCGTCGAGGCCTTCGATGCGGAATTCGATCACGGAACGACCTCCACGCACACGCACACCAGATCGATCCCGCGTTCCTCCGGATTCGCCAAGCCGGTGATCGAGAATTCGCGCGCGCCGACGGCGAGCGACCCATCGGCCGCGCGAAGCCCCTTCGTGACGCGCGTTTTGGTCGTGACCTGTGGGTGATGACGAAACGTCACGATGTGCGACGCCGTCGACAGCACCGTGCCGGCGGCGACGCGTTCCAGCGCCCGCGCCGTCGCTGGCACGATCGCGGCCCAGACCTGCGGCGGCTGCAGCGCCGTCCACGGCTGCGTCACGCCACCGTCGCCGTCCGGGGCGGGCACGCCGGGATTCTCGAGCGTCAGCAGGTGCCGGCGTTCGCCGATGGAGACGGTCATCGGTTCTGCACCAGGACTTTCTGCGACCGTTCTTTGATCTGTGCGGGCGCCTCACTGGTCGTGATGCGGTTGCTGATCTCGTACACCTGGCCGAGCGTGCCGCCGGTGAGGCGGATTTGCGTCTGGCGGGCGCCGACGATCACCGTGGCCTGATCCGCGATCAGCAGCGCGTCCGTTTGCGAGGGCGCGACCGCGACGACCGTCCACGTGCTCAGGACGATCGTGACGCCGGCGGCGAGGTTCGCCGTGTCCCAGTCCCACGTGTAGACCTTCGAGTCGCTCGGGTCTTTGATCACCAGCGAGCCGTCGACGACGGTGACCACGCTCATGCGCCCACCTGCACGACCGCGTCGTCAGCCGCGACGCGCACGACCACGTCATCAGCCGCGACGCGCACGACCACGTCATCAGCCGCGACGCGCACGACCAGATCCATGTCGCGCG